TATTTTGGTTGTCCTAATATAGGTGATTGGTTTCACATGGATGGTATCATAACATTCAATGATCTTGATGAACTCAAGATGATTGTAAGCAAACTAGATGGAGAATGCTATGATAAGAGAAGGAAAGCGATAGAACATAACTATGAGGTTGCTAAGAGATTTCATAGTGATAATGATGTCGTACCCAGACTCACTCGTAAAATTATTGAGGACGTAAACAATGCCGATTAGTGGTGAAGGTCAAACCAATTGGTTCAAAAAAGATTATCAGTATCTAAAGATAGCACCTGAGGGTATGAAGAATCTGACGAAGAATTTTTCTCAGGTATGGCAAGATGTATTTGCTTTAGTTGTAACTGATGCAAAGAATGGTGGTACATTCATAGAGGTTGGTGGTGCAGTGCCATTCGTAGGTAACAATACATGGTTGTTAGAGAGTGGATATAATTGGAAAGGATTCTCAATAGAATTGGAACACGATCTATGTGCTAAGTGGGAAGGTGTACGTCCTAACACCAAACTCTATGAAGCAGATGCAATGAAATTTGATTATGTAAAAGCAGTTGATGATCTTGGATTACCGAGAGAAATAGATTACCTATCTTTTGATCTTGAACCACCACATAATACACTCGAAGCGTTGAGAAATTTTCCTCTTGACGAAATACAATTCAAGTGTATAACCTATGAGCATGATCTATACAGGCAGTGGGGTGATGTGTATGGACATAGAGAGATATTCAAAAAACATGGATATGATTTAGTAGGAGAAGACATAATGAACGGACCTTGCACAATGGAGGAGTGGTACATTCATGAGTCAGTTGATCAAGGTATTAGAGACACACTAAGAAGCAGAAGATGTCAACCATATGAGGTGGTGCTTGCTCTGTGAAAATATATTTTGATGGAGACTCTTGGACACATGGAGGGGAACTTGATAAGAAAGACAGAGAGCATCTCAGGTATAGTAGATTGGTGTCTAAAGAGTTGGATGCAGAAGAGTATAACTTTTCAGAATGTGGTATAAGCAACTATAGAATAGTCAGACGATTGCTTATTGATCATGATATATCCGAATACGATATAGCAATAATACAAATGACATATCCAGAGAGATTAGAATATTATGATACAAAGTGGAAGTCTATTTCTATTGTTGATACTCCTTTAGTTCATCACAACATTCTACCACCATGGGAGAAGAAGAAAAAATTTTTAGAAAAGAAAGGTATTGACCATAAATTTTGGACACAATATTACAAAGAAATCTATGATGATTATTATGGATACACATATGAGCAGATCCATGCAACGACGATCCGAAGTCATTGTGAAGCAAATAGTGTCACACTCATACTCATGACAAATAATAACTTATTTGCAGATAACAAAAATTTTGATTTAGAATTAGAGAGACCAAGGTATCCCAAATTCAAAGGTGGTCATCCCACTGAGGAAGGTCATAGAATTATTGCTAATGATTTATTGAGGATGTTATTATGAGAGTAAGTTACTGTGTTCCAACACATGATCATCCAAGGTGTGAACAATATATGTTTGATATATTGTATCCACTATCACAACAAACTTTCAAAGATTTTGAATTGTGTGTGTCACATCAAGGTGATCAGACAAGAATACTCAGGGCACTGAATGACTACTGGGATATTCTAAACATCACATTCAAGAGAGCAGGGGAGGGTAACATCTCTGTCAATACAAACAATGCTATGAAGATGGCAGAGGGAGAGATTATAAAGATATTGTACTCAGATGATTTCATTCTCACATCATATCTCACAGAAGAACTTGACAAAGCATTCACACCAGATGTATATTGGGCAGTGACAGGTTTTGCTCACACTCTTGACAATGGTAAGACACATTACAACCCAAAGTTACCAGTTTACAACGATAGATTATTGGAGGGTGTCAACACTCTTAGTTCTCCTTCAATTCTTGCTCTTAGGAATGATATTGATGAATACTTTGACGAGAAGTTGGTCATGTTGATGGACTGTGAGATGTATCACAGACTTTATAAACACTATGGAAATCCTGTCACCCTAAAGGATATACATATATCAAACCGTGAACACAAAAACCAAACACAACGATCAAACGAACACCTCATACCAGAGGAAATTGATTACTTGAGGAAAAAAGTACATTAGTATGACTATAGGATTCAACCACCTAGGAAGACATGGAAGACTGGGCAATCAGATGTTCCAGTATGCAGGTTTACGAGGTATCGCTGCTCATCGTGGGTTTGATTTTCAAATACCATCAAGCGACTTCCAAGATGAGTGGAATGACCATCAATTATTTGAGGCATTCAAACTCAAAGGACTGACAAATATAGGTGTATGTGCAGGTCCTTATGTACAGGAAGCACACTTCCATTTTGATCAGAACTTATACGATAATATGCCAGACGGACATAATGTTTATGCATATTTGCAGAGCACAAAATATTTTGATATCATAGAGGATGAGGTAAGAGAAGACTTTCAATTCAAGAATGAGATCAGAGTTCCTTGTGAAGAGATGATTAAAACTGTTGAAAATCCAATCGCTTTACATGTAAGGAGAGGAGACTATATTCAAAATTGTGACAACCATCCACCATGCCCCAAAGAATATTATGATACTGCATTGTCAAAGTTTGATAAACATCGTACAGTGGTTATTTTTTCTGATGATCCTGAATGGTGTGGCACTGAGTTCCCTGATGACAGGTTCCTTATCTCAGAAGGTGGTGACAATCTTGCAGACTTGTGCATGATGAGTCTTTGTTCTGATTTTATTATTGCTAACTCATCATTCTCATGGTGGGGGTCATGGTTGAGTAAGAACCCTGATAAAAGAATCATTGCTCCAAAGAAATGGTTTGGTACAGGTTATACTAAAAACCATGATACATCTGATCTATACTGTGACAACTGGGAGGTATTATGATTGAAGGACAAGAAGTAAAACGATTCAATCTTAGTAGGTGTACTTTTATAATACCACTAAGAATTGAGACTGCTGATCGTATGAGAAATATCATAACCACATTGATATATCTCACTCGTAATTTTGCATGTAGAATTATTGTCAAGGAGGTGGATCAATCATCAGTATATCTTAGAGAGGTTCAACCAGTTTTAGAACAGGCATTAGAACCAGAGATGATGAACTGCATCACTCATATTTTTGAGCAGAGTGATGACTTTACCTTTCATAGAACGAAGATACTCAATGATATGCTATGGGAGGTAAAAACACCTGTTGCATGTAACTATGATAGCGATATAATTCTGCCCATAGATTCATACATCAATGCAACTAATATGATTGTAAAGGGGTGGGTACATCCTGATGCTGAAGGAGGACAACCAGTAAAGGTTGTTTACCCTTATGGGTATGGAGAATATCAATATCAATGCCATATCAATGATGATCATGCTACTGCTTTTATTAATAGTGGATTCAACTTTGAATCATTCAACGGTAGACTTAGACAGTGGGATGCTAAGTATGGATTCTGTCAATTTTTTGACACAGAGGAGTACAAGAAACTAGGTGGTGAGAATGAGAACTTCATAGCATATGGATATGAGGATGATGAAAGATACTTTAGATTCAATCTATTATCAAGTGTGGCAAGATTGACTGAGAATGTATATCATCTAGAGCATGGTAGAACAAAGAATTCATGGTTCAATAATCCACATTGTGAGGACAATAAAAAACTATGGGAGAATTTGAAAGTCAAAGGAAAGAAATCTCTTATCAAATACTATCAAGAGGTAGATTATATCAAGAGAAGAAATGGATAAGAACAAAGCAGTATTCAAACTAGCAAACTTTCCTCCTGTCTTGTGGATAAATCTTGACAGATTTCCTGATAGAAAGAAATACATGGAGGAACAGTTTGACTATTGGGAGATCAAAGATCATCATAGAATCTCTGGTATTGATGGTGCTGAGTATGAGTCATATCTCAAGGGCACAGTACCACCAAGCATGAATGATGGTGAGATAGCATGTGTCATGTCACACTTATCTGCACTCAAATATTTTGTAGAAGAAACAGATCATGATGAGATTTTTATTATGGAAGATGATGTCGATCTATCATTGGCAGGGCATTGGAATTTTACATGGAAAGATGTTAGACGTAGATTACCTGTGGGATTTGATTGCTTACAGTTGACCATTATAAATCCTAATGGTATAACTTTAAAATTACATCATAGATTTATCAATGACTTTTCTGCTGCTTGCTACCTTATTACTCGTCATCATGCAACTAAACT